CCACCAGCCGGCCAACGCGGGCTGCCGGGCGGTTGTCCACGTAGAAGGCCCGTCCGTCCGGGAATGCCTCGTCCATGCTGCGCGCATAGCGGCGCGTGTCCACATCGTCCTGCATGTGCTGCTCGCTGCAGGGCAGATCGGGGCAGATGCCGCAGTCCACCGCGCTCTGCGCAATGATCTGGTCCAGCTGCTCCAACGTCAGCGCCTGGCGGCGCGACACGGCGCCGCGGCTGGTCACGTGCAGCAGATCGGCGCGTTGCGCCAGGTCGGCATCGGTCAGGGGGCGGGTGATGGAACGCATGGGGAAGCTCCCTCGTTCAGATCGGCGTGGCCCAGCCCCAGGGGGCCAGGTCACACAGCGCCAGAGTCAGCAAGCCGGCTGCCACGTACAGCAGCAGCTCGCCACGGGTGAAGGGCAGGGTGGTGGGATGCATGTCAGATCTCCACCAAAGCACTGAAGGATTGAAGAGGCAGTCTGCGAACGGCTATCGCATCGCCTCGAGTTCTTTTGAGGCCGTAGTACTGTCTACCGAAGAAGCCGCATCTCCAGGCGTACGAGAAATCCCAAAACGTCGTCTCGTTCGTCCAGACCCAGAAATTTCGAGTCAGGGGTGTCAGCACTGCGATTTCTGCCCGAGTCGGAAGATCGGCGCCCTGACTCTTAGCCCAGGCCTTGGCTTCATGCCAGTCCAGCTTTTTGCTCGGGGTGTCTCTCCAGCTCAGCTCCTGGCTATCTATGAGCTCCACTAGGGCGTAAAGGCATCCGTTTTTGTCGGTCATGCAGCCGCGGTAGATACCACCAGCCAGCGGTTCACCCAGTGCGGGCAGCGGTTGCGGTACGGGCGTGCTCATCACAGGCACCGCTGAGGTTGACCGGCGGGGCCGCACTGCACTGGGTCCGTGCCGCGGTCGGGCTGGTGGGGGTCATCGCCGCCACCGCCGCAGGCTGCCAGGGCAGCGCTGGCCAGCAGCGCGCACACATGGGCCAGAAGGACGAGCGGCCAGCTGTCGCGCTGCCGGTCGGTCCAGATCAGTCGGTTCATCGTCTACTCCCTCGCTACCTGGGCCCGGCGGGCCGATGGGGTGGCGTGAGAGAATTATTCTTCAAAGAATCTACGAACGCAAGCGGGAAAGAATAAAAGATTGCGACCGGATCAGCGGGCCATCATTTCTAGGGATGCAGTGGGGTGGGCTGGCCGTCTTGGACCTGACAATCACCCGCTGGAGGGAAAGCAATGGCGATGGTGGATTGCCCCGAATGCGGGGCTCAAGTCAGCGAATCGGCGGTGGCCTGTCCGCAGTGCGGCTATGCCTTCAAACGTAAGAGCGCATTCAACGTCAAGCGCCTCTTAGCCTGGGTCATCGGGGTGCCCGTTGCCTGCTATGTCGCCCTGATGGTGATCGGCGCGCTGCTTCCCGACTCAGTGAATGAACGCACCGAGGCAGAAGCACGCAAGCGGTGTGCGAATGCGATCATGTCGAACATGGGCACCAGCACTGTCGGCTATCAGGACAAACAGGCCTATGACGCCAGAGTGAAAGAAGCCTGCGAAGGCTTCGATCTGAGCAAGTAGCCTGGCAGTTCAGCGCCTGCGCACCCCGACATAGGCCAGAACCCCCACCACGGTGAAGGGGTGCTTTTCTTCTTCCAGGTCAGGAAGAGCGCGGGATTGCGATCCGGCAATCCGCTTGTCGTCCAGCGTCACCCGAAGCTCGCGCACGAAGTGGCGGCCCTGCATGTCTCGCAGCAGGATGATGTCGCCGGGCAGCGCCTGCTCGGCCATGTCGGCATCGAAAACGGCCGGCGTGCCGGCCCGTGCCACCTCCAGCACTGCGTCATCAGGTAGAACAACCTCAAAAAGGCCTCTGGCTTCGTACTGCACCAATTCCTCCCACGGAACCTTTGTTACGTGAAGTTTCCGGGTGGGGTGGCTCATTGGTTGCGCTGTCGAAATATCCAGCGCTCCGACATATTGAGGATGATCCTCTGCGGCCAGCAGCTCGCTGGGGGCCTCTCCGTTGCCCAGCTCAAGCCACTCGGGCGCAACGCGAAGCACCGAGCACAGACGCGCCATGGCTGTCGTCTTGAGCATGTCGCCTCGCTCTAGCTTGCTGACGTCCGACTGGTTCATGCCGGCCGCGGCGGCCAGCTGACCTTGGGTCATGTCAAGCCGCTTGCGCGCGTACCGCAGGCGCGCGCCAAGTGAATCGAGGGGTCTGCTCATGCCCGGCATTTAATCGGCCTTGCATATTCCTCTGCGCCTATGCACAATAGTCGCAAAGGAATGTTTGCATGGAAGCGCGCGACTTCGTCCGTGAGCTGATCTCCAGTGGGATGACCCAGGTGGAGATCGCCAAGAGAACCGGCATCCCGCAGCCCACCATCAGCAAGGTGGTGCGCGGCGATGTGGCCGATGTTCTCTCGCGCACCTATCGAACCCTGGAGCGTCTCCACCGGGAGGTGGTGAAGCCCGAATCGCAGGCCAACGGCGCTCAGTTGCCGGTTGCGCCTGGTGATGCTGGCGAGGTGCTCAGTGCTTGATTCCATGTCCTTCCCGTTCATCGGTCCCGCAGGCGGTGGAGGGGTCCACATGCTCGCCTGCGCTTCAGCGCCCAGTCGGTCGGCAAAGAGCCGGCTGGGCCTCTTTTTCTCCACCCCCATGCCTGCCCCCGTGCCCTCGGGGTGGCGCGCCCCGGTGCCCCCGCACTGCGTGGCCGACTCCCCCGCGGAGTGCGGCCAGCCGGACGCGCGCCACCCCCAGGCCATGCCGGCCTGGCTTTCGTAACCCTCTTCTTCAACAGCGATGGGAGTCGCAACCATGGATCGCACTGTTCCCCAAATCGAGTGGAAAGCACAGGAAACCACCGGAAACCTTTGGAAAGCCCGGCCCTCGCCGGACGATCCGCCCGCCCAGCGCCCGCTCGGCGCTCAGCTGGCCGAGGTTCGGCCCATGGCCATGCTGGATGAGCAGCTGCTCGCCCGCGTGAGCTATGACGGCGCGCTGGCCGAGGCCATGCGCAGCAGCGGCAAGGATGACTGGGAAGTGGCCGACGAGATCCACATCAGCCACGGCTACATGAGCAAGTTCCTGCGCGGCCAGTGCCGCCAATGGGCCCGCCGCCTGGTCGCGTTCTGCCGCGCCACCCGCAACCTCGCCCCCGTCCAGATCATCGCCCACGAACTGGGCTGCGACCTGGTCCCCCGCGCCCCCCAGCTGGCCCGCATCCGCGAGCTGCAGGCTGAACTGGCGCAGCTGCAGGGGAGGGCTGCATGAGCGCAAACACCGCAATCGAGTGGGCCGATCACACGTTCAATCCCTGGACCGGCTGTCAGCCAGTCTCTCTGGGCTGTGATGGCTGCTATGCCGCGGCCTGGGCCAAGCGGGCCGGGCGCGACTTCGCTGTCCGCAAGCGCACCAAGACCTGGGGCGACCCGGTGAAGTGGAATGACCAACACCAGGAGTTCTTCGCCGTCCACGGGCGCCGGCAGCGTGTCTTCTGCGCCAGCCTGGCCGATGTGTTCGACAACCAAGTGCCGGACGAATGGCGCATTGATCTGTTCAGGCTGATCGCTGCGACTCCGAATCTGGACTGGCTGTTGCTGACGAAGCGGATTGGCAATGCCGCCGAAATGATGCGGGCAGCGCTGGGGGTCATCAGCACCGATGTCGTGCACCGCGAAATTCCCAACGTCTGGCTCGGCGCAACGGTCTGCAACCAGGCTGAGGCCGACCGAGATATCCCGAAGCTGCTGGCAACGCCCGCAGCGGTGCGGTTCCTGAGTATCGAGCCGATGCTGGGTCCGATCGATCTTCGGTTGGTCACGAAGGCATGGGCCCCTGGTCGCTGCAACCATTGCTGCAATGGAGACCGCTGTGACGATCCGTCGCACTACTCTCGTCAGCACTGTCCCCACTGCCGAGGTTCGGGAAGACAGCCCGTCGACTGGGTGATCTGCGGCGGCGAGAGCGGCCCAGGTGCCCGTCCCATGCACCCCGACTGGGTCCGCAGCCTGCGCGATCAGTGCGCGGCGGCCGGCGTGCCGTTCATGTTCAAGCAGTGGGGGGCGTGGGAAGTTGCATCCATCGCCAATGGCCACTTCGACTGCGACATGGCGCGCAACGCGGCGCACTGGGTCGATGTGGACGGCTCTCTGCACAAGCCAAGTTCGCTGGGCCTGACCAACCCCTATGCGATGGTGAAGGTAGGCAAGAAGGCCGCCGGCCGCCTGCTCGATGGCGTCGAGCACAACGGGTTTCCCGGAGGTTCGGCATGAGCGCCGTTCGTGGTGTGACCTGCCTGCAGGACATTCAGGACCGTTGCCGGGTCGATGAGATCACCGGCTGCTGGAATTGGGCGCTTGCCGTGAGCAACATCCGCGGCTCGGCCGTGCCGATGGTGCACATCGCCGTCGGGGCCATGCTCGGCAGCGAACCGCAGGGTCGCAAGCGCACATGGCCGGCTGCCCGTGCGGCGTGGTTGCTGGCCGGCAAGCCGCTGAAGCCGGGCCAGGTGGTGTGGCGGTCCCACTGCGGCAATGACAAGTGCGTGAACCCTGAGCACTGCGCCGCAGGCACGCGCGTGCAGATGGGTGCTGCCCGTGCTGCCAGTGGGCGCGAGAAGGGAACGCCCGCCAAGCGTGCAGCTGCTGCAGCAGCTGCCAAGCGCAATGCGCTGCCTCGGCAGCTGGTGGCCCAGGCCGAGGCTCTGCTGGCCGAAGGACGGCTGCAGAAGGTCGTCGCCCAAGAGCTGGGGATCAACAAGTGCACGCTGCGCCGCATTGCCCACGGCACGCATCCCAACAGCACCGGCCATGTGCATCTGGTGCGCGGTGCGTCGGTGTTCTCGCTGGGGGTTGCAGTGTGAACTTCTTCGAGCACCACATCGGCGACTACGACCAGGCCACGGCGCATCTGTCGGCCTGCGAGGACGGCATCTACCACCGCTTGATCCGGTGGTACATGGCGTCCGAGGCGCCGCTGCCGGGTGATGTGTCGGTCATCCAGCGCAAGGTGCGAGCCCGCGCCAAGGATGAGCGCGCGGCTGTGCTGGCGGTGCTGGAGGAGTTCTTCACCCTGGCGCCGGACGGCTGCTACCACAACAGCCGCTGTGACCAGGAGATTGCCCGCTACGTCCAGGCCGAGCCGGCCAGGGCCGAGGCGCGAGAGTTGAAGCGCAAGACTGAGGTGGAACGCAAGCGGCGCAGCCGCCAGCGGCGTGCCGCCATGTTCGATGCCCTGCGTGACAAGGGCGTGGTTCCTCCGTTCGACGCGTCGATGTCACAGCTGTCTGCACTGTGCCGTCAGCATGGGGTCACGGTGGTTGTCACGCAGGATGTCACGCGTGACATGTCACACGGTCACGCGGGAGTCACGACCCTCGGCACGGCTACCCACTTCCCACTTCCCAGTAATTCAATAGCGGAGCGCAGTGCTACCTCCACCGGAGTTGGCTCCGATCCGCCGGGCTTTGCGCGCTCTGCTGCAGGGCAGGTGGGAGAGGCCGCTGTCGCGGCCGGAATCAGCCGGGATGACGTGCACCTGGAGGACCCGGTGCTGGCCGAGCTGCTGCGGGCTGGTGCGCTGCTGGAGCAGTTCAGCGAGGCGTTCGCCAAGGCGGTGGACACCGGCCGAGCGAACCCCTGGCCCTGGGCGCTGGCTCGGGTGCAGGGCCGGCTGCAGGACGCCGCCGCCACTGCCCAGGCCGTGGGCAAGCCATGGCACGAGACGCGCAGCGGCATCGAGGCCAAGGGTGTGGAGCTGGGCATCGGCCCGTGGGATGAGGCTGCAGCAGCAGCCGGGACCGGTCCCTACTGGCCCGCCTACCAGGCCCGCGTCTACCGCGCCGCCGGCCACACGCCGCAGGAGGTCGCATGACCCCGATGAACCCCAGTACCAACCCCCGCGCCTGGGTCATCGCCCTGGCCAAGCGCGAGGCCCGCGACCGCCGCAGCCTGACGCCGTTTCAGCGCCAGGCGTGGCGCGAGATTGCGCGGGTGGGCGACGACATGTCGGCCGAGCGCTGGCTGAGCGAGCTGCGCGCGTCCCGCGAAGCAGCGGCCCAGCCCCAGCGGCAGGTGCAGGAACAGGCTCAGGAGGTTCAGCTGTGAAGATCGAGGTTCGCGTGGAGGGAATGGACGGCGCCCGGCAGCTGCTCGATGGGTTCTCGGCTCGCCGCATGGCGGCTGTGGTAGCCACGACGCTGACCCGCTCGGCCCGGGAGTTGGAGCCAGAGTGGCGCGGAGCGCTGGCCACCGAGCTGGACCGGCCCCAGCAGTTCACCGTCAACGCCACCCGGGTGCAGCCGGCCACGGCTCAGAACCTGCACGCGGAGCTGGCGATCAAGGACAAGCCGGTGCGCGCTGGTGCGCCTGCTCCGGTCGATTGGCTGGGCCCGAACGAGTCCGGCGGTGACCGGTTCATCAAGCGCTTCGAGCGTGCGCTGATCGCCCAAGGCAGCATGCCATCGGGCATGCGTGCCGTGCCTGGGCCGTTTGCCCGGCTGGACGGATTCGGCAACGTCTCTCGCGGCCAGATCGTGGAGGTCATCAACCAGCTCGGCAGCCACTTCTCGCCAGGCTACCAGCGCGTCATCGGCGCCACGGCGGCCAAGCGGCTGGCCGCGGCGCGACGTGCAGGCCGTGAGTACGTGGCCTTTCCTCGGCGCCAGGGCCGCATCAAGCCTGGGGTGTACGAGCGCAGCGGCCGGCAGCTGCTCATGGTCTTCGCCTTCGTGGCCTTGGTGACGTACCGCAAGCGGCTCACCCTGGACCAGATCGCCATCAGCCAGGCGCCGGTCATCCTCTCGCGTCAGATGGAGCGGGCGATCAACGAGCACCGCGCCCGGCTGGCGCAGCGGGGTCAGGCATGACATGGTCCATCCCCCCCCTCTTTGGGTCCTTCCGGCCCACCTCGCCCGCGGGTACGTTGCGGCGCGGCGGCGGACTGTTCGGTGGGGTTGCTAAGGGGGTTAAGTGCATCTGATCCAGTCCCTGCAGCAGGTCGTCACCCAGGCAGAGTTCGCCCAGGTGATCGGCGTGTCTGAGGCCAAGGTTTCCCAGTTGGTCAGCGACGGAGTGCTGGTCAAGGGGCAGCCGGCCGGTCTGTGGCTGCTGGCCTACGTGGAGCGGCTGCGCGAGCAGGCAGCCGGGCGCATGGGTGACGGTGGCGGGCTCGATCTGGTGCAGGAGCGGGCGGCGTTGGCCCGGGCCCAGCGGCTGGCCCAGGAGCTGAAAAATGCCGTCGCCCGCGGCGAGTACGCGCCCATCGGGCTGCTTTCGGACGTGCTGGCTACAGCCAGCGCGGGCGTGGTGGACCGGATGGAGCAGCTGGAGGGGGCACTGGCCAAGGCTTGCCCCGATCTGCCCGAGGAAGCACGCCTGGTGGTGCAGCAGGTGATGGCCAGCGCCCGCAATGAGTGGGTGCGCTGCACGGCCAGCCTGATCGACTCGGCCCTCGCGGATCCTGACGACAGCGAGGACGAGGAACTGGCCGTCATCGACGTTGATGCGCTCGGGGAGGATGCACCTTGAATGCTCCCCTGCGCATGGCCTCTCTGTCGGTCTGCAGCGTGGCACTGCCGAGCGAGGCCCGCAAGGCGATCCGACAGGCTGTGCGGCGCGGCATGGAGCCCCTGCAGGCAGATCCTCCGCAGAATCTCAGCGAGTGGGCCGAAGACCACTTCCAGCTGGCGGGGGAGAGCAGCCACCAGAAGGGCGCCTGGGAGTCCTGGCCGTTCCAGATCGGGATCATGGACGCCTTCAGCAGCGATGCCATCGAGCAGGTGGACGTGCAGAAGAGCAAGCGCGTGGGCTACACCAAGATGGTCACAGCCTACGTGGCCTACAACATCGCCCACCGCCGGCGCAAGCAAGCGCTGTGGCAGCCCACCGACGACGACCGGGACAGCTACGTCAAGAGCGAGATCGAGCCCATCCTGGACCTGGTGCCCGCCGTGCGCGCGATGCGCAGCTCCGGCAAGGGGACTGAAGACACCATCAAGCTCAAGACCTTCCGGGGTAGCGTGCTGCACCTGCTGGGCGGCAAGGCAGCCCGCGCGTACCGACGCATCACCGTGGCCGTGTCGATCCTGGACGAGCTCGATGGCTTCGACCAGCAGGTGGAGAAGAGCTCGGACCCGATGACGCTGGCCCGCGGACGCCTGGAGGGGGCGCCTTACCCCAAGCTGGTGGCCGGCACCACGCCGCGCATCAAGGGCCTGAGCCACATCGAGCGCAGCCGCCTGCAGGCTGATGCAGACCTGCGCTACCACATCGCCTGCCCCCACTGCGGGGTGGATCACCCCCTGATGTGGGGAGGGAAGAAGGCCGCCCACGGCTTCAAGTGGGAGGAGGGCGACCCGGCGAGCGTGCGCCACGTGTGCCCGCACTGCCATGGCGCCATCAGCCAAGGCGACTACCTGCGCGGCTGGGTGGGCACCTGGGTGTGTGAACGCACCGGCCTGCGCTACGGCGCAGACAGGGTGTGGCGCAGCGAGGATGGAACACCCTGCCGGCCGCCGCGGCACGTGGCCTTCCGCGTGTGGGCAGCCTACAGCCCACAGCGCAGCTGGGAATCCATCGTCCGCGAGTTCCTGGCGGCCAAACAGGCGCTGGAGCTGGGCGACACCGGCCCCATGCAGGGCTGGGTGAACGAAACCCTGGGCGAAACCTGGGAGCTGCAGGGCGACAAGGTGGACGAGCACGCCCTGCAGGCGCGAGCAGAGCCCTATCCCCTCGGCCAGGTGCCGGTGGGGGCTCTGGTGCTCACTGCCGGCCTGGACGTGCAGGGCAACCGCGTGGAAATCGGCACCTGGGGCTGGGGCCCGGGCCTGGAAAGCTGGGCTGTGGCCCATGACATCGTGGAAATGAACCCCCAGGCCGATGACGACTGGGACCAGGTCGAAACCATGCTGCGCCGCCGCTTTCCGCAGGCCTGGCACGGCGGCAGCCTAGGCATCGAGTCCATCAGCATCGACGCCAACTACCAGACCCAGGCCGTGCTGAACTTCGTGCGCCGCATGCAGGCCACCGGCATGCGCATCTACGCAGTGCGGGGTGAAGGCGAGCCCACCAAGCCCATCAAGTGCGCCGGGAGCCCGCAGGATGTGACCTGGCGCGGCAAGAAGCACCCCAAGAGCGTGAAGCTGTGGGGCGTGGGCACCAAGGCTGCCAAGGATCTGCTGCACGGACAGCTCGAGATTGCCCAGCCCGGTCCGGGCTACGTGCACACCAGCCAGCAGCTGGACCGCGAGTGGTACGAGCAGCTCACGGCAGAGCATCGCATCCTGGTGCGCACCCCCACGGGCGAAGTGCAGCGCTGGGTCAAGCGCCGCCCCCGAAACGAAGTGCTGGACACCCGCAACTACGCACTGCACGCCGCCGTGATGCTGGGACTGCAGTCCTGGACTGAAGCCAAGTGGTCCCAGGTGCGCCAGGCCGTGCAGCCGCCGCGCGACCTCTTCAGCATCGACGTGCCGGCGCCACAGATGCCGGCCGCGGCCATCAGTTCCCCTATGTCAGAGCAGGAAACCCCCCGTTCCAGCTTCTGGCACTCCTACGCCAAGCCCTCGGCCACCAAGGGCTTGCGCATCCACCGCCCCTAGCCCTTCAACGCAGCCCCCGCATGCCATGAAGCAAACCGAACTCCGCATGATCGCCCAGGCCGTCGCCCAAGATCCCCGCATCAGGGCCCACGGTTCACGCGTCACCGCCATCGTCCCCACCGTGGTGGAGGATGTCATCTGCAAGCTCTACGCCGGGCAGATGCTGCGCCTGTACGTGCGCAAGCGCCCAGGGGAGGGCGAGCGCGGCGAGCGTGACCGCCGCGTGGCAGCCGCCGATGCCGTAGGAACACCCACCGCCCTGATTGCCAGGCAGGAAGGCATCACCATCCGCCAGGTGCAGCGCATCCTGGCCCGGGCCAAGGGCTGCACCGCCTGACCGGCGTGGGCTGGCGACATGCTCTGCCCTGACATGTCGCCAGAACAC